GTAAATATTGTGTCTATTGTACTTGAAATCTCTTCATTAGTAATATCTAATAATGTCGCTTGTGTTTCACAACCTACAATATCAATAGTCATATTTCCTGTCATATATCTTTTATTCTGAATGTTTATTTGTGCTGCATCAGTATCTAATATCTTTAATAGCTTATTAGCTGCAAAACTACCATTACTTGTTGTTATCCCAAATAGGCTACAATCTACATTAATTAAGTTCCTTCTATAGCTATTTATATACTCTTTCATTATTGTTTGACTTAACCCATCCGTAGGTGTTGTATAAGGGCCATAACGATACCATCCTGTTGCAGATACAAAGTTCCCTGATACTAATTGCTGAATAGTTCCATAAGCCATATTTGCTTGTATTCTATTTACCCCATCATCATCATAAATTGGGTAACCTAATGGCAAATCGACTTCTAATTGGTATTGATTATTTGCATCTACTATTGATGTAGATGATATATCTGTTAATGGAGATTTAAAACTTAAACCAAATGATCCAATTTTTACATTAGTAGCACAATTAGCAATGTCTTGCGTTAGCATATAAGTAATTGCCAATGTTCCGTTTATAGGTATTGGTGGAGTAGTTATTGATACTTCGTTTATTTCATCTTTATCAACTGCTACAACTTCATAATAATTATCAAATGGTGCAACTGCTGCACTTTGCCAATCTCCATTTACATTAATATAAAAAATAGGAGCACCGCCCCCAATGCCAGTTAATTGTATTTGTATTTGTCCTCTTACCTTATCAATGCTTTGCTCAAAAAATGTTTGAGTATATGTCAAAGTATCGTTTTCGGTTACATACCCAACAGGGTTTGTATGGACTTCGGTTAATCCAGTAACACCAGTTGATGTTCCTAATGTAATATTAAACCAGTTACTTGCCTCATAAGGCTTACTAACAACAGATACGCTTCCACCTGTACCTTGATTAAATGTTTGCCATAAAGTAGGAAATCCACTTGTTAGGCTTTTCAAGTTAAAGTTAGAAATATAATTAGGAGAATAAGTAATATTATATTTATAAGTAAAATTATTATAACCCTTTTTAAATAACTTAAACTGACTATTATTAGTAAAGTAAAGTCCACTTGTATTTCCTGTGTATGCTTGAATCTCACTTAAAGTATTAAATGTACCAGATGTCGATAGTGTTCCATCTGCGGTGTATTCTGTGTAATATGTAAATGCAAAGTATGGAGCAGCAGCAAATTCATTTACTGCTACAATATTCCATTTGCCATTAGCTTGGTACAATTTGCAACCAAATGACTTTAATATTTTAGTCAAAACAACTAAACAATTTTCATATGATTCGTCATCATTTTGAAAGTAAACAGGCCTTAAATAGCTTTGATTAAATGGTTCGTATTGTGTTCCATCTCCTCTATTAGACATACCTGATGCGTAATAAGAACACGCAGTTAATAGATTTAATCCTACTGGAAATCCTATTTTGGCTAAACAGTTATATAAAAAGTAAAGAACTGTTTGTGGGCTTAATTTAGTGTTGCCTACTACATTAGTTTCAACATAAGTAAATGGGATATAATCTAACATTCCTAAACCATCAATAGCATTAAATGATAAACTCTTTCTTCCTGTGCTAAACGAATACTGAACATTATCGCTTAATGCCCATCCTTGCCAATATGCACTTCCATCTATCTTTAATTTAACTAAATATTTTCTATCGTTTAATGTTGTAAAGTTTGGTATGTTTTCTTGATTATCTGTAACATCTATTGTTATTCCTAATTGACTAGCATAAATAGGCTCATATATATCATCTGATTTAGGTATATATTGTAATTCAATACTCATTGCTTGATATTCAATTACAGAAGCAACTGCCTCATCAATATACATTTCAACAACCGCAATCTTATCATTCTTGGTTGCAGCAGTTATTTGATATTTTAAGTTATATGCCACCTCTTCTTAAGTTTAATGATGAATTAGATCGTTGTAAAGCTAAAACTAAATCATTACCTCTTAACACAAATTCTCCATTACCCCCTCCTCCAATCATTGATTTAAGTTTATCTAATGGTGCAATTACCTCTGGGTTGCTTTGTGCACCAGGATACTCACCCATCAACCCCATTGTAGGGCCACTAACTATACCACCATTTGCAAATTTAGGTGTGTTGTCTTTGACTAATTTATTTTTAATAACCATACCTGTTGCAATAGCTGCTAATCCTATTGGTATTGCTAATCCAGCAAAAGCCCCACCTGTTTCAAATAACTTTTTAATACCTAAAAATACTGTAGAAATTGAAACTAAATATGTACCAAGTTGAATTAATCCGTCACCTAGCATACTTAAAAACCCATCTAAGCTAAATGCTGAGCCTGAAAAAACATTCCCTATTTGCGTTCCTAATTCAACTAATGCTCCTGATGCTAAGCTATTTAATGTATTATTAATGTTTATTTCCATTTGTTCTAATGGATCAACAAGGCCTTCTAATGTTGCTTTTAATCTTTCAAGCTCTTTTTCATATTCTGCCGTACCATAACCAGCTTCTATTGCAGCAGCCCTATAAGCATTAATTTTATCTATTGAACCTTGTATTGCAGCAGCTTGTGCATTATAATTCCCCCTAGTTGCTTTTAATGTAGATGATAATTGTGCTTCTACATTTTTAACATCTTCGTTAGCAAAGTCAGAGTTTATCTTAGCAATAGCACTAGCCAAATCAAATCTAGTATCAAGTTGTATTTTAGCTATTTTATCTGCTATTTCTTGAGCATCTTTAGTTTCTTTATCATCCCACTTTTTTCTTACTGCCGCCAATTCTGCTCTCCATGCTTCTTCTAAAACTATAGTTTCTTGACCATATTTAGTAGCTAAATCAATTTGCTCTCTATACTTTGATGTTATTTGTCTTAACTCTCTATCTCTTTCATTGTATAATTCTAAAGCTGCTTTTCTTTCGTTTTCAGCTATTGTTGCCAATGCCTTCTCTCTATCTGATATTTCTTGTTTGTTAGATTCAGCTTTTGGAACTCTACCATATTTACCAGCCAATAATACTGCTTTTTTCATTGCAGCAGAATGTAACTCTATTGTCTTTGTACCATTAGCCATTGATACAGATTTAGAATCTTCAAGGGTTTTTATGTCATCTAAAACTACATAATAATCCTTATAAACATCAACTAAATCTCTTGATTTATTTGTTTGTTTGCCTCTAATTTCTTCTAATAATTTTTGTCTTTTAATATTAGCCTCATCAATATCCGCCTGTATTAATCCTTGTTCTATTATATTATCTGCAATTTGACCTGCATATTTTTCTGCAACTGCTAATTGAATTAAGCTTTCTATGTAACCATCAAGACTTTTTTTAACTCTTTGGGTATTGATATTGGCAAGAGTTAGTTTTTCATTATGCCTACCATATATTTCATTTGCTCTTTCTAATGCTTCATTTCTAGTATTTTCAGATTGTGTTACATCTCTAGCTATATCAACATATGCTAATAATGTAATTCCTTGCTCTCTAGCACTTTGTGTTGATTTAATTATCTCATCTCTAAGCTCTTTTGTTTTTTCCTTTAACTTATCTGCTGATGTTTTAGATTTAAAAAATCCATTATCCCATGCAGTAAAAAAAGCAATAAGTGCAGAACCAGCTAAATAAATAGGCCCTGTCATTCCTGCAAAGCCGCCCATAAGAGCAGGTAAGTTATTTTGAATACCTCTAAATCCATAAGGTAAATCCTGTATAACTAATGCAAGGTTTGTCCATTGCATATTTGATTTCTTAATTTGATTACCTGCGGCAGCAGCAGCGTTACCTGCTTTTGTTTGTTGAGTAGATAGTTGCCCTAAACTAGCAGATAGTCCATCTACACTAGCTTTAGTAAACTTTAAATCTAAACTATTATCCTTTAAATATTGACTAAGTTTCTTTGCTGATGCAGGAACATTACCTAAATCAAAGTCAAAGACTATCTTAACCATTTGATTATCTGCCATTATATTATAGGTTTAACAATTTTATATTTATTTAACACTTCTTTTAGCTCTTCTTCTGTCATCACTCTCTGCTTCACAAAGTTACGAGTATCGCAGTCTAATTCAATAAGCTCTTGTGGCTTAACTTTTTTACCTTTTGGTAATTGGATATTGATTAGTAAAGTTGTCTGCCACCTAGTTCTAATCCATTGTTGCTCTTCCTCGTGTCTATATCCGTACCACACAAAATCTAATTCAGCCATGGTCATCTCCCAAAACAAATGGGGAAGCACTTTGCACTCCCCCATTGTATATCTTTCTATGTCAATCCACTCTAATTTTTTTTTACTCCATCTTTTTTACTTGACTTTGTTGGCTTATCATCTATTCCGCTATTCATACTTTCTGCAAGTGCTGCCATTACCTCTTGGAATTTATTTCCTCCCATTCCACCCATATCATCTATCCAATCACACACTTCCATTTCTGTAAAGTTTGGAGTGATTCCTTGAGAATATAATGGATATTCAGCAGCCGATTTCATTAAGTTAACAATAGCATCAAGTGAATCTTTACCACTTAAAGCCTCGCCTATGTCAGAAGGCCCTATGCCTTGTAATTGACAGAATCTTTTAAGACTCCAAGTACAAAAACGCATCGGTATCTTCTTTCCATCGGAAAGAGTTAATTCAAATTGTCCTCTCATATGTTTGGTTTGTTTGGTTTGTTTTTACTATGCGTTAGTACCTGTAGCTAAAGCCCCTGTTCCTTTGAAAGATACTGAATAAGTGGCTGCGTTTTCCATATCGGCAGTTATATCAACACTTTCAATAAAAGCTTGTCCAGACCAATATACATCACCAGCGTTAACGGTAGATCCACTTGATACTGTAGTAAACATTACTGTAACAGCAGTTCTAGCGGCTGCTAAAATCATTAACTCATCTGTGCTTACATAAGTTGCAAGAACTCCTGGTGCAACTGTTGATAAACCGTCTGTTGTTACAGACCATGATCTTTGTCCACCAATCTCATCTGCCCATCCACCTGATTGTTTTGTAGATGCATCTGGAGCATCTATTGCCAAACTTAAAGAACAAGATGTAGAGTGCCCTAATACTTGTCCATTGACTAGAACTACTAATGAAGTTCCGTTAAATAATCCTACTGTTGCTGCCATTTTATTTTATTTTATATTATGTTATTTGATTCACGAAATGTTCCATTGTTATCACCCTTCTAAACACATATGCCTCATCCACATAGTCAAAGGTAGCAATATTACTACCAATCTTACAAGTCACTATTTTAAAGTCAGGTGCAGTACTAGGATAATCTTGAGGTCTAACTCCTACTATGTTTAATAATTCATTAGCATAAGTATCAACCGTTTTCTGCCCTACTTCTCCTGCTTTAAAAGTCCTATAAACTATGTCAAATTGGATAGTAACATCAAATGCAAATGTTTGCTTGTTGCTATTGTCCACTTGTGTCTGACTACTTATAATCAAAAAAGGCGGTTCTACTGTGTCAGGTGCTATGGTATCATAAGCAGCTAATGAGTAGGAAGCCGAGATAAACTTATCGTAATAAGCTTTCCTTAATGTATATCCGCAGTCCTTCATTTTGGTACAAATTTAATGAAATATATTTATATCTTAACAGACTTCAATTTCTTAATCATAGATGTAAAGACTTCGCTATAAGCACTAAACATATATGGCCTGTATGGAACACCTATTACCTTCTTTGATTTTTTGAATGTTAAAGCGTATGCTTCTAAATCAGCCATGTTTACATTTGGGTAAACAGGTATCTGAAATCTTGTTCCTGTTCCAAACTCCACATAAGGAGCATATCTTACATTCGTATTACCTGCACTTACACTAGCTCCTTTGCCTGGTTGATATTTAGCGTGTCTAATAGAAGCCTTTAAAGCTCCTGTTTTTACTGCTACTTGTTGCTTTGCCTTAGCCGCTATTTCTATAACTGCTGCATCAATAATAAGCTTAGACTCTTCCATCATCTTTTGAGGAGATGCCTCAAGCCTCTTAATTATCGCATCAGCACCATATATCTTTACTCCAAACTTTGCCATTACTTAAGTGTTGCACAACCTATTAAATAATATTGATTCAAGTCAGCTTCGTTAATAATAGAGTTAATCATATAAGTCCTTGACTTCCAAGTTATTACAAGAGCATTGGTAAATGTCTTGCCTGTTGTATATCTGATCCTAAATGTAACTCCATCATTAATACTATCCCTACCTGTTATATTAGTTCTGCTATTGGTATTATTGACCAATTCAGCCCAGCAAGTGTAGTATGGT